ACAGAATTTTCTTCTTTATTTGTTCCAGAAGTAACAAAGTCGTTACCACCAGCTGTACCATCTGTACCTTGGTTTGTACCATATTTGAAATCTAAGTAAAATACTAGACCAGATGGTAAGTTCATTGGTTGTACTGAAACGAAGTCTTTAGCAGCAATTTCTGCAAAGATTCTTCTTACTAATGGAAGGGCAACACCCGACCACTCTTCAGCATTACCACCAGTACCAGTTGCAGATGCTTCTGATACTAATTGCTTAGCTTGGTTCTCTAAAAGAACCGCCATGCCTTTTCTTTCTACCTCATTACTCATACCTTCTAAAAGACCTGTCTTTTCCCACTTCTTTTCAAGTTGGATAGACACAGCATTTTGATTAGCTTGAGCATCTGTTGGTAATAATGAATTAATGTTCATTTTCTTTTCTCCTTTAATTTTAGAGATTAGCTAACTTTTTCCATCTTGCCGCTAAATCATTTCCTTCAGAAATTACTTTCTTACTTGGAGCAGTTGAAGCGCTAGACTTTGAAGCATAGCTTTCTTTGATTGATCTTTTTGTTCTAGAAGGACTCAAGTTGAAAGACTCAGATAATGTAGCAAATACTAATTTAACTTCACGTAAATTAGACGCTCTGTCAAAGTTTTCAATAACTTTCATTTTCTGGTTTTCATTCATTGAATGATTTCTAAACAATTTGTTTGAGAATAATAATTTTGCATTTAAAAGATTAACTTCGTTGATCTTGCTTCTTAGGAATTTGATAACGTTGTAAGCTTCTTCTAAATCATCTTCTTTAGCTTCGTCTACATCTTTATCGCCTCTACCTTCTTCAGCTACTTCTTCTTCACCTTCTTCTTCTCTCAATGCACTAATGATTTCGTCTAGATTTATGTCTTCGTCAACTTCTTCACCTTCTGCTTCAGTTACAGTTGATTCCTCAACTTCTTCTTCTTCAGTTACAGGCTCTTCAGCTTCTTCTTCCATACCCATTTCGTCTTCAAGCTCTTTTATAATAGCTTCAAGTTCTAGATCTTCTTCTTCAGTTACTTCTTCTTCTTCAGTTTCTTCTACTGCTTCAGGTTCCATTTCTTCAGAATGAACATCCGTTGGATCTTCGTCGTTGTCATACATTTTTCCTCTACCTTCAGCAGCTACAGGAGCTTCATCTTCAACAGGAGCTTCCATTTCAGCTTCCATTTCTGGTGCTTCCATTTCTTCTTCCATATCCATTTCTTCTTCTTCAGCTAATTTAGCAGATAACATTGATTGAATTCTCGGGGTGAACGCTTCTTCTAATGCAATTTTTGCATTTGCTAGTGCTGTTTCTCTTACCGCTTTCGCGTCAGCAATAGCTTCTTTTAGCAATTCATTTTTTGCCATAGTTGTTCTCCTCTTATTTAATTTGGAAATAAGGCTATTAAGAGCCTCAATTGGAGTACATCAAGTACTCATAGATAATTAGTTGAGTGACCGTATATTGGGATACGGTATCGTTATACTAATATATATACGAGTGTAGGCAAAAACCTTCTAGAAAATTAAAATTTGTTTAATCTTGGTGTAGATCAGACACCCATTGGAAATATTTAGCACGTTGCATTTTTTCACGTTTCTTTTGAGATTTAGGAATATGATACCTTCTTTCCTTATATTCTTGTAATATACCAGCCTCTTTCATTTCTTTTTTGAAAGATCTCAATGCATGTGCAATATCATATATTGTTTCTGATTTACCTGTCTTGTGATTTTTCTTTTGGTAAGAAACAACTTTGACGCCTACTGCGCCAGGTAATATTGACTTTTGTCTTTTTAATCGTTTGTTCATATAACTTATTTATGTTTTATAAAGTATTAATATAAAGATAATTTTGCAACAATCCTAATATTATTCTGAATCTTTTAAAGATTCTCCTATTTTATAATAACGGTTTAAAACTGTTCCCATATCTTCATATGCAGATTCTAATCTTTGTTGTAGGCCTGTCATTTCTTTTGAAGTCTTTTCAAATACTTTATAAGCCTCATTCATTTGTTTCATATGTCTAGATACCGTAACATTATCAAACCAATGTTCTGACTCTGATAAAGTCAATTTTTCGGCCTGTTCTACCACGCTTTGCAATGTTGTACTAACTTCTTGTAGTCCACCTTTAGCATATACCATCTCACCTAACTTATGAAAATTAGATACTGCTTCTAAAAATGCAGATCTTTCTTCTTTAGTCATTTTTTTATCTTCATCCTCGCCTAAATACTTCTCATTAAGGATGTGCTTCATCATTTGATTTTCATACTTTTTCATAATATATTCTCCTTATTGATCTAAGTCTTTATTTCTTTTATGTCGGTTTAAAAGATTTTGAATGCCTTCTAATTGTTTATAAGCGCCATTAATATATCTTCTTACTTGGTTGGCTGCTTGTTCTGCTTTATCTGAAACTAATCCATACACATCTTCATCTTCAGCTAACCCATCTAATGTTTGAAGTAGTTCATATTCTGTTTCTTCAATTACTTCTTGAACTGAATCAAATTGTTTTATAAAGTAATCATAATCAAATTCACCGGTAGTATTCACATCTTCTTCTTTAATGTTGTTTTTAGCTTGAAATGCTTTTTGAACACTATCTAATGTAGGTAGTTTGTCTCCAAATTTTCTATTTTCAAATCCAGGTGTACTTTCTAATAATTTTTTTAGTTTCATATCTATTCCCTATTCAAAAGATCTTTCTGCAGGTATATTTCCAAATACATCTGGACCTGTTGGTTTTGTTCCGTTTCTTTCTGATGTTTGGTATTTACTTTTTGTATCTATTTGACCCGTTCGTTGTCCTTTAACTGATCCTTTAGTTCCTTCATTTGCTAAATTGTCTACAAATTCCCCAGTACCTTTCTTCCCTCTTTTGTTTGTAGGACCATATTGTGATTGTAAATCTTCTAATGCCATTTTTAAAACTCCGTAATAATATCAGTTATAATTCTTTCAACACCTGCAAATTTATTTACAGATATATTTCCTTTTGATTCATTTACTGGAGAAAGGAATGCTCCATGGGTCGATGGATTAGAAACAAAGTCAAATGCAATTAATTCAAAATCTGGCTGTACTTCTAATGTCTCTCCTGCTTCTCTCATAACTTCTTTAACAGAACCCATACCTCTTGATGAAATACCTAATCTAATTCCGCTTTTGAAAAGTTCTTTTAATATATTACCAGAAGGAGTACTTAGTACTTCTACAGTCCCAACTAAATCCTTTCCTTTAAATTTCATATCTAATACGTTATGAGATACGTTGTTTAAATTAACTACAGATGAATCTGGATGATCTAGTTCTCCTAATGCTCTTCTTTCTGCAATAAATGATTCTGTATATTTTTTTGCTTCGCGTACTAATGTTTCCATTGGATACACTCTACCATTTTGGTTCTTTGCTTCAGCTCTTTGTAATACACCACTAACAACTAATTTACCATTGTTCTGCGTCAATGACTCATTTATTTGTGTAGGCGAAACTTCAAACACTGTATAGTCTACTAATAATTGCTTATCCATTTTTTAGTCCCTGTATAAATAATCCTGAGTTAATAAATGCTTTATGTTGTTCTACTCTTTTACGTTCATCGGAATATTTTCTCTTTTGTTCCGTTAAACTTAAATCTTTATTTTCTTTAGCCTTAATAAATTGTTGCCAAGTTCTATCTGGTATCATTGTGAAAGCTCCTTTAATCTATTAGCGATTCTAGTCATTCTTTCATTTATCTTTAAAAACCTTTTACCTGTTGATTTCCAAAAATGATTTGATTGAACACCCATTTCTGTTTTAAGTCTTAAATTGTTATTAACAATCTTTTCCATTGCACCTAACATTTTATTAACTTCATTTATTCCTCTGTTAACTTTTTGTTGAGGAGTTGATGTAGGATCTTTTTTAAACTCTCTATATGATGCTTCATTCAATCCCATCATTTGATTGATCATCCTTTTATATTGACTTTCAACCTTTTTCATATCTCCTGTTTCGGCAACATCATTTTCATCTTCTTCTCCAGACTTGCTAAATGCATTTGGTGTTTGATATCCAGGAACTCCTGCAGTAGTCGACATTTCTCCCATATGGTCTTTAATACCATACTTTCTTTTCCAAGCTTTAAATTTAGAATCTCTTTCTAAATTAGCAATCACCATATTTGACATAGCACTAAAACCGCCATCATCAAAACGATCTAACTCATCTTCAACATCATCTGGATCTTTTACATATTTTGAAATAAGTTCATGAAAATCATCATATGCCTCATCTGACATAATAAGATCTGCTTCATTCATTCCCTCTGTCTTCTTTGCAACTACACCTAATTTATTATGTAAATAAGAATCTGAATCATCTACGTCGCCATCATTATCAATATCCTTATCTTTTAAATCTTTAAACTTAGTTTCTGCTTCTTTATCATCAATATTATCTAAAGCTTCTTTATTTAAAAACTCTTTGAATTTAGTTAAGTAATCCATTATTTATCTCCTATTGTTGTCTTCTAAATACATATACAGTTCCACCTGTTGCTCTAACTTCACTAACTGATATGTCATACATTGTTTTAACTATAAGGTCTGTTCCGATTACAACTCCTCCTCCCATCACATGTAGTTGTGTCGTTGCTTGTGCGGCTCCTGCTCCAATTAATACGCCGGCTCCTCCAGCTCCATCAAAAGATCCTGTGG